GGCAGACAAAGGCACGCATGTCGCGCCGTTCGGGCACCTGTTGCTCATAGGCCGAGCCGCGTTCCGAGAACGGGATAAGCGAAAGCGTGCCATCGCGGCTTTCGATCATCACCGTGCGGCTGCGCACGCCGCGGCTGCCGAACAGGCTCGCACCCGACAGGATCGCCGGTTTGAAGGGAATGTTTTCGAGCGCACGGGTCAGCTCGATAATAGAGAAGGCGTCGCCTTCAAAGATGTCCATGGTGGCCACAGGGAGCCTCCTTTATATTTGAAACAGGAACGGGGAAAGCTGCGCGCGATCAGCGCAGGATAATGCCAAGAGCGGCCAGTGCCGTAGTGGCGGTGGTGATCTGCGCCTCGGTTGCACCCTCGGGCCAGACAATCTCATGACGGTTTACGATGGCGGGGCCGCGGATGAGTGCCACACCGGGAGTATCTGCATCAGTGGCATCAGCCACTCCCCACAGGAGACCAGCGGCATTCTGGCTGCCGTTTGAAGCGGTGGGTGCGAGGCCCGTGTATTTACCACCCGTGGTGATCTTGCCCAGCACAGTGCCCGGCGCAAGCTTGCCAGCGCCAGATGCGAGGGTAACGGTTTCGCGGGTGTAGTCGCGCAAGACTTCCCAAACGAGGAAGCCGCCGTGATGCGGCCCTTCGGTTAATTTCGGCATGGGAGATTATCCTTTCAATTTAAATGTATGGGCGATGACATCGCCCCAGGGGCGTGCCGTAGGGTTGGGCCCGGGTTGTGGGTGATGGGGGCTGATCTGCGGTGTAGCCCCAGCCTTTGCGTCCAGCAGGCTGGCACGCACCGCATCGAGACTGGCGTCCTCCTCGAGGAACTGTCCTGCCATTTGTGGCTGACCAGCCAGGCGGCAGAGGTCGATCACCGCTCGGGCATGGGCAATGGCCTCGGTGCGGATGGCGATGGCCTCCGGAGCAGTGTTGGCGACTGCAACACTGCTCTCGGACAGGCTGGATGGGCGGGTGTTTCCGACGGGAACACCCGAACCTGCCCCATCCTCGCCAGAAAGGGTGACAGCATTTGACGCAGCTTCACCCGTCAGGGGCTTGACATGGCAAAGATCACCATCGTCGGCGTCGCCGTTGGAATGGTCATCGCGTTCACCCGCCGCTTCGGCCAACTCAGGCGGGGCATTTCGGAACCTTGCCACATCGAAGGACGCGGCAAGTTTCACAGGCTCGGCGATGCGGTCGATAAACCCGATATCCAATGCGTCTTTGGCATCGAGCCAGGTCTCTGCCGCCATCAGTGTGGCGATTTCGTCGTCAGACTTGCCCGATTTCGCGGCATAGCCTTGGATCAGGCTGCCCTTCACCTTGTCGAGCGCCTCGGCTGTTGACCGCATATCCTCGGCCGTGCCCATGACCAGCCCCGAAGGGTCATGGATCATCAGGAAGGCGTTTTCCGGCATGACGATTTCGTCGCCCGCCATGGCGATATAGCTTGCAGCCGAGGCCGCGATGCCATCAATCCAGACGGTAATCGTGCCCGCATGACGGCTCAGCGCATTATAGATCGCCACAGCATCAAAGACCGAACCGCCCGGGCTGTTCAGCCGCAGATCGATCGGCGCATCATCTGGCAACGCGCCAAGCTCGGCCAGAAACCCTTTGGCCGAAACGCCATAAGCGCCGATTTCGTCATAGATCAGCACTTCCGCGCCCGTTGCCCGGGCACGGATCGTGTACCAACTGTTCATGGTGTCACTCCTGTTTGGATTGAGCGGCGGACCCGTCGCCTTTGTCATCTGGTTCCGGCGTCTGGCTCGGTGTCGCACGCGCACCTTGCGTCTCGCCAGGGCTGGTGCGGTAGCTGAGCCCCAGCTGCTTGGTGCGCGCAGCATCGGCTGCGTTTTCGCGATCGACCTCTTCGACATCATAGCCCGTGGCTTCGACCACCTTGCGCCGCGAGGTAATACCCGCCTCCATGGCTAAAACTTGCGCTTGTATATCCTTGAGTGGATCGACCCAGTCCCACCGTGGTGGGATCCACTGCACCATCCGCGCACCCGCCGGGTCCGCGAGATCCAACCGGCCTGCCAGTTGCGCCGTGTCCAGCCAGCGACGCCAGATCGGACGGCAGAGCTGATGCGCAATCACCCCGTGTTGCAATTGCTGCACACGACGGCGGAATTCGACCAACTCTGCCCGTAGGCTCGAATAATTAGCCTGCCGCACATCGCCGGTGACAAGGTGGTAGGGCAGCCCCAAGGAGGCCGAGACCGCCAACAGCGTGCGATACTGGAACGCCTCATAGCCGCCGCCGACATCGGCCGGGCTTGAGAACGTCACATCCTCGCCGGGTAGCAGAACCTGCATGGTGCCGGGCTCGAGGCTGGCCATCGCGGCGCCATCAAGATCAGCCTCACTCTCCCCCATCATCGGGTCTTCCGGTGCGGTCTTGGTGATGAAGCCTGCAAACATCGCAGCCGTCTTCTTGCGATCAAGTTCCGCATCGTCATATTGATCGAGCAGGAACAGCCGCACCATCGCGGGGGCCACATGTGGCAGCCCACGGATCTGGCCCGCGTCAATGGGCCGATAGATATGCAGCACGTCCTCGGCCGGGACGCGCACCGTTTCCGGCACGGCCACCCGCTGGTCGGTGCTGTCGCCAGGATGGCTGCGGCGAAAATGATAGGCGACACGCCGTCCGATCAAGTCGAACTCGATGCCGCAGCGGATGCGATTGCCATTCGGGGCGGTCTCCGTTTTCTCGAATGGCAGCATTTCCGATTGCAGCAACTGCATCTGCAGCGGCACCAACAAGCCGTCCTCGGCCCGGCGGGGCCGCATCCGCACAAAACACTCGCCTGCGACGAACATCTCGCGCGCCACCATGGCCTGCAGTCCGTAGAAATCAGTCAAGCCATCTGCGTCCGCCTCATCCGTCCACGCCAGCCAGAGCCGCTGGACCTGGTCCCGTAATGTGGCATCCGCGATCAGCGAAGACGGCTTGATGCCGTCGCCCACCATATTCGACGCGAAGGCCTCACAGGCGTTCGCCGCATAACCATTCGTAACCACCAGTTCACGCGCACGGGCCAGCAGCTTTGGTCCACCAGAGGCCACCAGTGCGTTGATGTTTTCCAGCGGTGGGTTCCAGCCCCGCAGCCGGCGCTTGGACATCGCGCCCTCAAGACGTGCACGCACGGCAGCAGGACCGCCCCTTTCGGGACGACGAAACCGGTCAAACAGGCCCATAGATTACAGCCCCTTGGATGTGGTGATGCGGACCTGGCGTACGATGCGCCGCCCCTCGAGTGTGGCAATCTCACGGTCCAAGGCTTCGATAGCGCGGTCGATTTCAGCCACGCTGCGGTAATCCACGGTTTTGCCGTCATAGCTTACGCGCGCTACGCCGGAGGAACGTTGGACTGCGAGCGCCTCGCGGCGGGTGCGGAGTTCAGAAATTGTGGCCATTTATCACCCCATGTAAGTCGACCGCATTGTCCGCCTCCGCGCAGACGGGCGCGGCGATGATTTCACAGCCACGTCACCCGCAGGCCCAGAGGCCTCTACTGCGAGTTGCCGCTCCAATTCCAACCACCGCGCCTCTGACCAGCGATCCGCCCCAAGTATCCACGCTGCTGCTCGCGCATAAACCCGGCAGTCCAACGCCTCATTGCGCTCGCGTAGCTTCTGCCACTCCAATCGGGCAAAGCCACGTTTCGTGCGCACCGTGATCAGTTGTTCGGCCGTAAATTGCTTCAACCACTCGCCGTCCGCCCATTTTGGCAGATGGATGGTTCCAGGCGGGCAAGGATGCCCAGCCTCGATTTCCTCCCGCGTCGGTCTATCCTGCCGCAAATAGCGATAGGTCTCGGTCTTGAAGGTAGAGGTAGCGACCGTCCAAAGCCGCGCTCCGCGCCGCAGCCGTTTGCCCGCGATGGTCGCGTCCACATACGTCGGGCCGGTGACCGGGCTTGAGCGATTAAATCCCTCTACGCCTTTGACCGGAGCCACCTGCGCGAAGCCGACTTGTCGCGACCAGGCGTATACCGCGCTGGTCTCGTAGCCCGTGTCGATGGCCAGGCGGGCCAAGGTCATTGGCTCACCGGAGGCATGCTCCCATGTCTGGCCGAGCAAATTGGTCAGCTGCTGCCAACACACTGTGTCGCTGGGCCCACCTTCGATAACGAGGTGATCGACCAGCCAGCTTTCCAGCCCGCGGCCCCAGGCCCAGACATCGACCTCGATGCGATCCTTTTGAACGTCCGCTCCAGCGGTCAGGAACAAGCCACGCTCTGGAACAGTGCCTCCCTCCAAAGTCTCGCGCTGGTCCGCCAAGCGCTGCCAGTCCGGCGCTTCGCCAGTTTCGACCCAAGTTTCGCCGAGGATCGTGTTGCGAAACGCTTTGATCGCCTCATCCGATCCCTGGGCTGCATCCCAAGCTCGCACGATCCTCTCCCAGCTCAGCCAGCCAATCGGCGAATAGAGCGCAGATAGGTGATAGCCGACGGTATTCGGGTCCGCCGCCGTGGCGGTTGCTCGCCATTCGCCAGCCTCCAGCATCGCCGTCTTGTGATGCTCCGCTATGGGCTGCTCGCAACCATCGCAGTGATATTCCGCTGTTTCCGGCTCCCCCTTCTGCCAGCGCAGCCGTTCGAATTTGAGCCACTGCATCGCGCCACAATGTGGGCATGGGACGAAAAACCGGCGCTGATCACTGGCCTCATAGTCCCGTTCAATCCGGCTCATCCCGCGAATGGTCGGGGTTGAGACCAAGAACACCTTGCGCCGGTGAGCGAAGGTCAGCGAACGCGCTTCCGCCAGCGTAACCGGATCACCCTCATCGTCGGCGGACGCCGGATAGGCATCGACCTCGTCGAGGAAAATGTAGCGCGCCGGGGTCGAGCGCAGCCCTACGGCCGAGTTTGCCCCGGTCATGATCAAAATACCGCCCGCAAATTCCTTAGACAGCATCGTGTTGCCCGCGTCACGAGAACGCGCCGGTTTGACCCGCTCCCGCAGCTCCGGGCTCTCATCGATCAGCGGATCAATCCGCTGACGTGAGTTTCGTTTCGCCAGTTCCACCGTTGGTTGGACCGCCAACATTGGCCCCGGCGCCTGGTGGATCGCAAAGCCAATCCAGTTGTTGCCCGCTTCCGTCGCGCCGACCTGCGCTGCCTTCATGAACACGATCCGTTGTGCGGGGTCTCCAGGCGACAGCCGGTCCATGATCTCAGCCATATAGGGCGTGCGGGCCGTTCGATACCGACCAGGTTCTGCCGATGCACGCCCCGACAGCATCCGGTGTCGGTCTGCCCATTGGGACACGGTCAGGTCGGCATCCGGCGTGAGACCCGCGCCCCAGGCGCGCTGGATTTCTGCCGCGCCATCAAAATCCGGCATATCGTCCGCATCATCGGAGATCAGGTTTGACCTCGGCAAGATCGTCGAGCTGGGCACGGACATGTTTTTCCAAAACTTTCTGCATTGCGGCGGGCTCAACACCCAAATCTGCCGCCATCAAAGCGGCCGCCCGCGCGGGCCAGTTGACCCAGACATCACGCTCCTGCCGCGCCAGCCGAAAAACCAGCGAGAGTGCGCGAGCCCGGTCGATCAACTCGCCTTTCAGCTTTTGCAGACGCAGACGACGTTCCTGCGCCTTCAGCACTTCATTGGCCGTCTTGGCCTGCAAAAAGGTGGTGCCACCGCTATTTGCCGGAGCCTCAAGCCCCTGTTCCTTCAGAGTGTCACCGACTGCCGAGACAGCAGCCTCCGGCACAGACTTGCGTCTTGGCTGCGGCTTCTTGCGGGTTTTGGATGGGTCGGTCGCCTCAGCACGCAGGGCATCGCTTGCAACCGCATTGATGCTGCCATCGTCGTGCAGCACCAGCCGTCCCGTCGCCTTGGCCTTCTGGATCGCACCGCGTGAAAGACCAACGCGAGTGGCGTATTGGCGCTCGCTCAAACCCTCCATTGTGCGCTCCGATTATCATTCAAAATCATGTGCTTATGTCGTTGATAAGCCTCCGCAGTAGAGCGAACGTGATCTCACGAAAACGATGCAACTCACCACCGCGCTCAAGCAGCGCAGCGGTCGCGCAAAACCAAGGAGCCGCCACGATGACCCGATTGAACCCGATCACCACGCCTCGCCACCAACTGCGCG